TCCCCTAACCCTAATATACTCTTCAGGTCAGAGATGTTCTCGAAGGGTTCTAAACGCTGAGTCTCAGCATGTTTTAGTTGTGCAGATGTTTGCTCTAAATAGTTATCTACTCCCTGGAGGTTAGACTCGTAACCTTCTAACATCATAGAGAGAAGACCTTCCACCCTTTCATCAGTATTAACTGAGTCCATTATGCTTCCTCCTCTTCCCACTCTTCCTCTTCAGCAAAAGCAGCTTCAGAAGTAGTAGATGAATGTGACATACCTAGAGCAGACGCAAGACTACCCACAGCACCACCAATATCCATATTCTTATCCGTAGGGATAAGAGCTTTTAGGGCTTTACCATAGTGCTTGCGCTTGCGCTTACTAAAGAGAGTAACCATACCCTCCCACGCAGCGAGACCAGGAATAAAAGCCTTAGCAATACCAAAACCAGCATCAATTGCGCCTCCCATATCATCACCGTCCATAGGACCAGTAGCAACATAGGCAGCATCAGCTTTCAACTGATCTTTGGTAGCCATAACAAGCGAAGTCCCTTCCGGGATCTTTGCTTTCACCGAATCAGGAAGTTGATCGAAGGGAATAATAGCTCCCTCCTGACCTTCCACAAGCTGATCTGCGGTAGTGAACACCGTACCTTCCCCGAAGAAACTTTCGAGGACAGCACATGAGGAGAACCCCACCGCAATAACAGCAGTAATTAAAAATGTAATAAGAATATCTCTCATATATTAACCTTTCAATCTGTTAAGATAGTCGTCATCGGAAACTTCCGTGCTAGGACTATCGACAGGATCTCTCTCAGGAGTTCCTTTTCCAATTAGAAGAGTCTCAGCGACTTGCTTGAATGTATCATACTCCTCCAATTTTACAAGAGAGTGGACATCATGAAGTTCATCCATCCACTCTACGATCTGCTTCTTGGTTCCCGCAGCGGTAGCCTTGGGACGGAAAGCAGACTGATCGTACTTGGGCCATTGACCCTCCATTACCTTATTAAGCTTAAAGTCATGACCTTCATCGAGATCAGTAACATCACCATAATCCTCATCAAGGATGGTAGAAATAATCTTCTTGAATAGGATAATCCCAACAGAGAAGATCTTAACCTCGTCAGTCTCCCGATTAACTACATTCATGTAGTAACGGGCACGGGGCTTAATCTGACGAGCAAGTGTCTCATCATTATATGGTGCTTTCCACAAAGCGTAATAAGCATCACAGATAGGACAAGCCTCTCCATGAATCTTACGGCAGTGGAAGTTACGGGTCTGACCCTCTCCCGTTGGGACACGGTGAATAGCAGTCTCCGCATAAAAAAGTTTGTCCTCGTCGTTAGACGGAAGGACACGAATCACGCTATTTCCCTCAGGGATAGCGTAAAATTTGTTGATGAAGTCTCCTGAGCTAGAAGATTTTTTACCACCTTCCATCTTGGCGTATTGTTCCCGAATCTTATCAAAGTCCATTGTCATAGTTTTCTCCGTTAGTTATTTAGTTAGTTAATTGGTTATGAATGCATTTGCATTTCATTTCGTTGGTTGCTACTTAGCTGAATAAGACAATCCTTCCTTTGAGAGAGGGAGTTTAAAAGACCCCTAAGGAGTCCTTCTTTTTCACTAAGAGTAGCTAGTTGTCTTGTCATTTCCGTACACGATTCATCAGAGCTAACAAGGGTCTCCACTACAGCCACGGTGGCTTTCATACCTTTATCTTCGTACTCTTTCCGTACCCGTATACTAGCAGCCGTTACGCACTGATTCAACTCTATCTCTAGGAAACTCACCTCTTTTTTTGCGTATTGAAGTAGTCCCGCATAGGATGCGTATACTGCTGCTTGTCTACTCAACTCCCCCACAATATCATTTTGATTAATACTTGCCAGTCTTTGGGCAAGCTCATGATATGTAGGTAAATCTAGGTCTTCGTAGAAGCGTAATAAATCAGGTGCTTTCGTCATTGCTATAATCGTTGGTTGTGAGTTCCGACATACTTAAAGTATTATAGTCGATTGAAACTCCTGTTACAAATCTAGTTTTCCCATTTCTGGATTTCATCACATAGCACCGCATTCGCTCCTCATCAAACTCCTCTTCAGACTGATTAAGAGATACTGCGTAGTCTACAGTCCTAAACTTTCCATAGGAATCACCAAGTTCAGCGTCAGTAATAATATTAACTTTAGCCCCTTGCCTGTTGGTCTGGGTAGCAGTCCATACAAGCATCTTATGCTCCACAGCAAGCCCTCTAAGCTCACGCGCAAGCATCTCTTGGACTTGGTACTCTGGACCCTCTCGGTTACAGCCCAGAAGCTCTAGGTAGTCCACAATGAGTAGATCAGGTACGAACCCTTCAAAGTTCTTTAGCTGGGAAAGTAAGGATCTAATAGTAGACACCGTAGCGATACCTGTAGGGAACTCTTTGATTACTAGATTGCCTCCAGGGAAACGCTCCTTAAATACTTCCAACCTATCCATAAGGACTTCTTGCTTATTAGGAAGATTCCTCTGGTTAATTAAGGTCATGACTGAATCAAACCTCTGAGCAATCTTGTCCTCACTCATTTCCAGGGATACATATAAAACTTTACGGCCCTCCATCAAAGAGTGTACACCCTGGTTGACCAAGAACACAGATTTACCAACTCCAGGAGGAGCAACAACCATAGCAAGTTCTTTAGCAGACAGTCCACCTTCAAGCTCTCTATTAAGAGTAGGTAGGATAGTCCTATACCGATCCTCATTATTACGATCAAGCATCCTAACCCAACGAGCAGTAACAGAATTGAAGTAGTCCTGACCTAGATCAACATTCCTATTAACAGTTAGAGCTTCTCTTACAGCCTCTTCTACTTGCTCATAGTTATCATCCTGGATGAACCCGATGGATTTAGTAATAGCATCCTTCATTGCCTCCTTACGAGCAAAGTTTTCAATCTCATCCAAGAAGAACTCTTCGTTACCAATGGAAGAGGTATCAAGCCTGTTAATAAGAGTAATTTCATCCGTGTAATCGGATGTGTTTTCTCTGCTACTCTTCTTCTTCTTACAAAACTCTAAGATAAAGTCATCACACGGAATGTTCTGATACTTAGCATGGAAGTCTACAATAGAATTGTAGATATTTGCGTGGATAGGGAACTCAAAATACTCAGGCTTAACCAGAGGAGTAATTTGAGAGAAAAAGTCTTTATTGTACTTGGCGAGGTAGAGGATACCTCGTTGTACATTTTCACTGAAGTTGTAAGCCATTATTTCTTTGATCGTGGTTCGTTGCGTCTTGGTTGGTGCTTGTGATATGAGCCTGCCTTATCTACCGTCCTACCTATACTAGCAGCAGTCTGCGTTCTTTCATCTAATTCTCGTCCTTCTATTTTCCTACCTCCGTAAGTCTCATGAAAGTTTTCATTGGGAACATATCTAGTATAGAACTCATCAGTACTAGATTCATCCAAGGATCCCTTAGTTCTATCTACTAAAGCTTGTCCATATTTTTTTAGATCAGATTCATTAGTTTTACTCTTCTCTGCTAATCTCTTGTTAGTATGGAATTCCCCTATAAAATGAACAGCAGTCTGTTTGTTACTCCAGTTTTGATGAGAAAGTTTATTACACTCGGGGCATCTACTTCGCTCAGGAGCCTTCTTCATAGAGTATTCCTTATCCCATACTAGCTTGCAGGGATGACATATAAATTCGTACTGTGGCATATCCTATTATAGGTTAGCAATAATAACTACAATCTAAATCAGGATCATATGATCCAGGAGCGCAATTTTGATAAAATTCACAAGCAAATAAACTCCATTCTCGTGTATCATTACCATAGTAAAAGGCATCAGATATATCGACACCAGTATCTTCCCAGGTCTCCGAATCAGTTAAAAAATAGATAAATCCAGGAGGATCGTATTGAGTAACCACTATGAATTCTCCAGTAAAATCTCTTTCATACCTATTTAAACTAATTGTAACCGAAGCATCATAACTTTTTGTTTGATCCCATTTTCCAAATACATGGCAAGTCTCCCAACCAGCAAACCAATTACCAGAAACAGTAACAGTCCCTGATACATTATCTTTTAAAGATCTTACTTCTAAGCATCCGTTTGGCGTATAATCGTCATAAGCAGCATCACATCCAACTTCAACATGGGGAGCATGACAATTGATACTAGTCCCAGGTCCTATAACACCCGTAATAGGATCACAGTCCCATAATTGGGTACTTCTAGTATCTACATAATTTCCTGTTATTGTAGCTCCACTAGTTGCTCCCCATAGGGATATAGCAAACACACCTATCCCACCAAAATCCTTCTTTCTACCTATTTGATGAATCCAATTATCACTAATGATGCATCCTGCTGATGCCCCAAGTCCATGTACACCACCATACCCAGACTCAAAGAAATCACACTTCCATAATCTTCTAATTGTACATCCAGATATTAAAGTAGTTTTAGCATTTCTTACAGTACACCACATCAAGTCTAAATCTTGAGACCTATTAGTATCATCACCAACAATTACCATATCAATACTATCTACACCATTTGCATCTCTACCATCGAATACACAATCCATAAAGAATAACCCATGTGTTGCTGATGTAGGAGTGGACAATACAGCTTGATTAAACTTGTATCCTGTAATTATTCCTGGGTTAGCACTAACAAAATTATTAACAGAATCATACCACCAAGCATCATTAGGATCTTTTAATTGGTAGTCTGGTATACGGCATCCAGTATTTCCAGGTCCAGGTTTATTGAAACTAATATCGTTAGATATAGTAATCACTTCATCAACATTAGCACTTACGGTGAAAGAAGAATCACTCTCAGCACTAGAAACTATTAAACGAATTGAATCAGCATCTTGCCACGGATTTATAGTTGTTGGAGCTAACATATTATTACTAACATGAACTTTTCCAGGTTCAAACACTATAGTAGAAGGGGTTACACTATAGCTTAGAATATTTGAAGGATGACCAGATACATGTATACTAGCAGATATTTCGTAACTATTAGGTGTAATAATTGTATCTGTTCCGCTTACTAAAGTAAAGGGTATAGGTAAACTAGAAACATAATCAGCTAGAAGCGTTCGATCTCCATAACCAGAAACCTGATATCCCTCACCATCATAAGGGGCCATAGACATTATGTGTTGAACTGTACTTCCTAACGATCCTATAGAAACAGAGGATAATGTTATATGTATATCCCCACTACTAAGAGATGATGGATTTGCAGAAAGAGTTATGTCTGCTTCCCAATCTTTGCCAGCGATAGTAGCATACCCATGAGGGGTAACATCTGCATAATCAGTACCTTCTACTAAGCCATCAGGAGAGGACAATGAATAATTAACATTAATAGGAACAACCCTAAAAGTATCAGCATCAACCTTAAGTGTTGTAGTAGGTGGGTATTGAGTCTGATTACAGGCAGAACAATTATGAAGTATAGAAGTTAAAGGTTCAACCATATTTATGGTTGGTAATGCAGGGGGAGGATTATTAACTATACCCGCATTGTAATTAGTTAATACTTCTCCTTTATTTAATGCA